GCTGCTATTATCGTTGGCGGTGGTTTAACATTTGCCGCTGCTAAATACAAAAAGGTTTTAAAAGAAATACAGGAAGCCTTAAACGTATATCACGAAGCTGCTAAGGACGGCAAGATTACCAAGACTGAACGTGATAGAATAGTAAAAGAAGTGTTAGACATCGCTTCTTCAGGTATTAAGATTTTCTGGAAGTTTTGATGCCTAAACAAATGTATACGTTAAATAACTTCTCTGGCGGTATAAACAATCTAAAAGACCCCAGAGATTTAGCTGCTAATGAGCTTGCTAATGGCGTTGACATTATGATAGACCAGCAGGGGGCTATACGTACAAGAGGTGGTGAGGCTGACTATAATTCCACTATTAATGACCAGACCGCTACAGTGTATCCGGGTTATGGGATTGCTATGTTTGAATCTGATTTCGCATTGGAAAGCAGTTCTTATAAAACCACTGGTAGCGGTAATATTTCTTTTACATCTGCTGTTATTACTATGCCAAGCGAAGCAGAAAGAAATAAATACGAGCCGGGTTCTGTAATATCGGTTACAGGGACTGCGTTAAATGATGGATTTTACAGGGTTTTTAAACATATAAGTACTACAGGGTTGGGAATGAAAGATATAATGGTGAGTGAGGCTGACACTAGCGCTGTAATTAAAAAACATAGTATAGGTGAGACATTAGTTGCTTTAGCAGACTCTAATACCGGTACAGTTGACATTTGGGACAGGACTGGTGGTGCGTCTTCATGGAACGCGGCTGAAATAAACTTGAGAAATGATGGCTCAGCATTAACTGGTGATAATGAATCGCGGATATCGTATTATTTTGTTGATAATGCTATACGGGCATGTGACACAAATTTTGAAAATTCATCAGTAATTAAATGGTATGGCTATGTAGAAAGAATTCATTTTGCAAACGTAACATCAGATGATGCTTTATTACAGGATACATTTCACAACTTTTATGAAAATCTAAATACTTTAGCTGCACCTACAGAAATTGATATTGATACAACGGCTGATGAGGGAGCTAGTGGTGATTACGTAGCTGCTGGTACTGGGTTTGGTTTAAGCGTAACTCAATCTGCTGACGCAGCGAGTACATGGATTGCCGATACTTATCAAATAGCTATAAGTTTTATCTATGACGACAATCAGGAATCATTGCTATATGTGCCAACTACAGCTCGTGAATTCACTGTGACTGCTGGTAATAAATTAACATTAAGGGCTCGTGCTACAAAAAGTTATGATGAACGCATTAGTGGTGGTAGAATATATTTTAGACCAAGTGATAGTGATGATGAACCGTGGGTATTGCTTGTAGATATTAGTTTGCAAAAAGGAGCCAGAGGTTCTCTAGATGCTGATTATGTACAAAGAGCGGAGAGCGATGTTGGTAGGGATACCGGTTGGAATCCTCTTGATGATGGTGTTGGTAGCGGTGAAACAGAATTATACACAGAGTTAGTTAATTCCTTACATCCTAATTTAGATACTTATGATACAATTAATGGGTTTTCATCAACTATTGCTTCGATATCTTTAGGTGAAACAAATAACGCTTGGAAGACAGCTGTTGTTGCCAATAGAAGAACCTTTGTAGCTAATATAAGAGCAACTAATCCTACTACGGGTCAGCCTACAGTCTTTGGCGATAGACTTATGTATAGCATGCCGAATAAATTTGACACATTTCCATCCACTAATTTTATTGATGTGGTAAAGGGGGATGCGGAAAATTATGTAAAATTAGAGGAATACGCTGACAGGTTACTTGCTTTTAAACAACATTCAGTTCAAATTATCAATATATCATCACCTTCTGATACCAACTGGTTTCTTGAAGAGAATATAAAACACAATGGTGTCCAGCACCCCGCTGCCGTTGTTCGTACAGATTATGGTATATGTTGGGTAAATGAGAGCGGTTGTTATATATATGATGGTAGTAGAATAAAGAATTTAATAGATAATAAGATAGCCGATACAAGTAGTGCTAATGGAATGTTTCCTCCTGCTTGGAGTGATTTTATATATACCGTTAGTGGTCTTGTTGGGTATAGTATAATTGGATATGAGAAGCGCAAAAAACAACTAATAATAATGAAAGATTGCGGCGGTACTAACCATACGGGCAGTAATTATGGTGGAGTTGCCGCTAATGGCAGTGTTAGTAGTGGTGATGCTTATATATATGATTTTAAAACAGGTTCATGGATATTCGCCGATAATGCATTTACAGACCAGAAAGAATACACAAACTTTATTACAGATTGGCAGGGCAATCTTTTCTTTGGCTATGATAATAGCGGAACAGTAGAAACGAGATATTGGAGTAATGAGGCTGCCAATCAAGCAAAAATTAATATAACTACCAGAGATATAGATTTTGGAGACCCGGCACATTTAAAAAAGGTTTATAAAGTATATGTTACTTATAAATCATCGCATGATGAATTAAAACCGTTAGAATATTCTGTAGATGGTAAAAATTCTTGGAATGATTTCGCTTCAGGCTCAAATGTTACACCTGCTGGTACTCATTCTGGAGATTTAAACGAGGCTTCTGCATGGGATGTAGCTACATTTACAGCCGACAGCGTACCGTCCTGTCAAAGTATACAGTTTAAATTTAACCCACAGCAAGAATCAGCGGAAACATTTGATATAAATGATATATCAATTGAATACAGGCCATTGTATAAGAGGGTATCATAATGCCGCTAGGTAGAGATATACGTAGACTGCAAAACGCAAAAGAAGGTTCTCTACCGTCTGGAGATACAAAGTCTACGTTAAGCCATTCCCCAGCCGTTAGGAATATGCGCGATGGGGAACAGGTGTTTGCACAAGAAGGGAATAAGCAACTTGCTCTATATAAGAAGAATAAGGGACTTTTATGGAAAACTCATCTTTCAAAAGATGGTAATCAATATGTTGATAAGGATTTAGAGGTTAAAAACGTATTGAATATTCGTGGGCATAGAGAAGAAAAAAATCAACCATCTTTTTTAGCTTTTAACAGTGCTACGGATGCAAATTGGTCTACGGGTGCATATGCTGATGTTTCTTTTGATAGTGAGGTTTTTGATGTTGGTGATAATTTTGCATCAGACACATTTACTGCTCCAATTACCGGCAGGTATTTTTTACATACAAGCGTAGGTATAAGCACAATAGACACAGCGGCTACATATTATGCTTTAAAGTTGGTAACATCAAATAGGAACTATCATTCTGTTCTCGACCCAAATTTAGCGTCTGATACCGCAGCTGGTGTTCCTTCTCACTTGTTTCAAATAACGTGTGTAGCTGATATGGGGGCGTCAGACACTGCTAAAGTACAACTTCTGCAATCTGGGGGAACCGCTCAAACCGATGTGGCGGGGGATGCTACAGAGTTATATACATGGTTTACGGGATATTTATTAGGATAATTAAGGATTTATTATGGCTAGAAGTTTAATGGAATTATATGGCGGCGGTATGGTGTACCCTGCTAACAATTATCAGCTTGGTGGTTTAATAGCTGGCGCCAGACGCGGACGTGAATACCAAGGTGAGATTCGCGAATTAAGGAAAAAAGCAGAGGCAGCGGCAAGGCGTAAAAAGAAATCAGGATTTCTTGGAAGTATTGGTAGTATAGTGGGTGGTACAATAGGGTTTGCTGTTGCAGGCCCAGCTGGAGCTGCTATTGGAGCTGGATTAGGTAAAGGAGCTGGAGAGAGCTCTTATGCTAGAGAAAGTTATAAAGGTGGAAAATATGCACAAGAGACTCGCGGAGACTTACGCAATCTTGAAAATGATTATAGAAGAGGAATTGGAGAAAGAGCTTTGGTTGCTGGATTACAAGCAGCTGTAATGCCCGGTGTATATGATAAACTAGGAAAAGTCGCAGGTCAAGGGGCAGGTTGGTTAAAAGGGTTAGGTTCCGGCTCTGGGACTGTTGATGCTATGGGTCTTGAGAGTGGTTTGGGAATAGCTGGAACTTCCAATGCTATGGGTCTTGAAGGTTTAGGAGGAACAAATATAGGTGCTGGAGGAACTTCTTCAGGATTGGAATATTTAAATAGACCAATGGGTGAAGGTGTCCCCGGTGCTCCTTCAGGATTGGAATATTTAAATAGACCAATGGGTGAAGGTGTCCCCGGTGCTCCTTCAGGATTGGAATCTTTAAATAAGTTTTATGGAAACGTGGGTGCTGGTGGCACTTCTTCAGGATTAGAAAATGTATCGAAACTGGCGACTGGTGTTCCTTTAGGATATGAAGATGTGTCACAGCTATCTACTGGGGTTGGAGTTGGAACTGAAGGTTTAGGAGGAACGAATATAGGTGCTGGAGGTGTTCTATCTGGCGTTGAAAATTTGGGA